AAAGGTAAAGTAATAAAAGAAGATCCATCATAGATCTTTGCTACGTGATTACCTGCGCCGCCGGAAGTGTCTATCCAAACAAGACCCTCAGCAATAGAAACGGCAGGAGCCGTAGCAGATGTATGGATTGCATTGACCGCAATATCTACAGAGGGGAAGGATTGCTTGACTGCCCGTTTGACGGTGCGAATCTGGTCATCCCCTTGTGATACTAGGTCTGTAGCTGTAGGATCTGTTATTGATAATTCATCAATATAATTTGCTGGATCTAATGCCATTATGGATACCCTGTAGTGTTCATTACCCTCATCGCGCTACCTGAATGACGGTCTTTGTTATCTTGTTCTTGTAGAGCCTTTAAAGACTCTTGAAATGCGGTAGCCCATAGTTGAACCCGTTGATCGTTCATTAAGAAAGGTTCAGCTTCTAATAACGCTCCGTATAGATATACGTCTGGGTTGTCAGTAAGCATTTGTTCTGTCGTATTAGAGTCTGATAGAGCATCAATCTTTTTATAAAACATAATAGAATAATCATAACCAGAGTCAGGTGCTGGGCCTAACCTCACCTTCTTTGTAGGCGTTCCGCTGGAATTATCTGCAAATATAGTATAAGCCAATGGCTTTCCGCCCTGACTTCCTGCCCACATTCTATTCATGTTTTCAGGGGTTAGATAAGATAACGTAGTTATTGGACTGGTTCTTAAATGAAAGTCAACCATCTGAAGATATCCAGACGGCAAATCATAGTCCCTAGTTCCAGATATCAACGTAGCGGCCCCTCCCAACGTAGTTTCATCTACGTTAAGCATCATAGATAGCCGGACAGTCCGGTTCATCCGGGCTTCCGCTAGGGAAATAAACTCTGGTATTCTATCTGTGAGATCAGATCTGTCTAACCAGTTTGCCACCGCAGTCTGAAGGGTAGCATACGTATTGATTGCCATTTTACGTTACGTTACGCTTTGAAAAGAATACGTTTTGGTTTAAGATGCTGTAGTTTCTTTGTGTGCGCCCTAAGACGCCGTGTGCATATAGCCACATAATTATACCCTTGTTGGTGTAGTTCTAAAATACTTGTTATCAGGATCGTTAAGATACTTCTTCATAAGATTGTGATCTTTCTGTATCTCACCGTTTGTTTCCTTCATCCACTGTTGCCATACATTAAAAGGAATGGAGGCAACTCTAATACCTTCACCCTGCTTACCCTTACTTAAAAGATCTCCGTACTCATTGTGATCTCTTTTGTTTTCTTCAAGTATAGGTTCAACATCTTGATAGGTGTTGATAGTAAATTCGGTTTCATCTGCATTAGAATGAAAAGTTTCTACTGGCTTTGATATTACATCCCCATGTTTCTTCATTTTAAATGATACCTTTGGTTTTGACCTTCTACAATTTTACCCATGCGGCTTTTTACATCTGATAGTTTCTCTTCAAATGTAGAGCTGTGACCCGCCCTCTTTTCAACTTTGGGCTTTGCCGGTTTTTTCTTTTTCACGAATTATTGTCCTCTTGAATAGAAGCCGTCTTTTCCCGCTTTTGAAACTTGAGAGCTTATAACATTGTCTATAGATCCGTTATGATCTGTATGACCTAAAGCACCATCAACTCCCGGCCCATACTTTTTAAGTTTGGGTTCTCCCTCTGCATAAGGGGGAGGATTCATATCAGGGCCAATAGCTGTTGCAGTACCCTTTGAAGGTGGTTGTCCAATATTTGCCATCTTATTCTCCTGTAAGGTTAAGCCCCCGTAGGGGGCTATACCCATACTAGTTAAATTGCGCTCTTGATTTGACCGCTACCATGACCATTCTTGGCCCGTAAACCATACTCAGCAATCAAAAGCTGTTTGACACTATCACCAGACTTGGCAAGAGTTTCAGTACGGAATGGACGTAAATAATCAATAGACCATAGGTCAAAGTCAATTATGTCGCAGTTACCGGCTGGCAGAAAACGATCTGGAACAACTTTGAACGTACCAAAGTCTGTCACCAGAACATCTACTGCGTTTACGGCAGTTGCAGGTTTGTCACTAGAACCAACATCTTTGTAAAGATCAGCAACCGTAGCTCCACCAACAGAAGAACTACTAATGGTCTGCTTAACATCGCTCTTACAAAGGATGGTATCAGGCGATCCACCAAGATCCCAGATTCTAGCTACACAGGTATTAATCATAGCAAGCGATATAGCTGTGTCAGCACCGCCAGTAGTTGCCTGTGTCGTGCCATCTGGATACGTAGAGCTACCACTGTTAGCCAGTCCTGCACCTGTAGAGGCCGCTATAACTGGTGAAGTTGAGGTACTGTTAGTACCGATCCAAGTGGAATAAGCCGCTGTTTCTCTGGCAGTACCAGAAGAACCCGCTACTTTAGCTGTACCCATTAGAAGCATGAATTCCATGTCACGCTTCATTTCCTTTGCCCTCTTAGCCAGTTGGTAGGCTTGCGTAGATTTTCTGCCTGCAAAATCAACGGCCTCTGCTGTTCCACTTGACTGGACTTGCGTCGCGGAAATCTGGGTGTAATTGCTCAAACGTCTTGGCTCTGTAGCGGCAGTGGAGGCGTAGTCATCTCCTTCTTTCTGCATATTAGCGGCCGCTGTTTTCAGCTCATCCGTTTGCCACTCAAACAACGTATTATCAGCGGTTCCACGGCCACACCCATTGACAAATGGGGTGTCCATAGGACTGATATTATATATAATGTTACTAAGGTCTTCCCTGATGCCTATAGCACCATAGGTTTCCCTAGTATTCGTAGGAACTGCCATAGCATTTCCCTCCTAAAGTTAAAGGTCTATAAAATCCTCCAAGAGTACAGATGCGTCATCAACACGCCCTGAACCTTGAAGACGTTTCATTTGAACAGCGCGTTTCTTGCTTGAATTTTCTTTACTTGACTTACCCTTCCCAGACCTAATAACTTTAGGTTTGTTCTTGATTTTCTTAGATTTTATATCAGACTGAGAAACACTATCAAATTGCATTGCTTTCATTAACATAATCAATGCCCTATGATCGACTAGGTTGGCAAGTTCTTCATTAGTATAACCTTGTGAGGTTGCATACTCACGTATCGAACTAACCATTTCCTTACGCTTATCAGAGTCGCCCCACTCAGGCAATATAGACACAAGCTGTTGTGTCTCTCTTTGAACTACAGCTTTATATTGTTCCTGATTTTGATGGGCTAACTGACCGTCTTCATGTTGCTTTCTAGCTTGATAATCTCTAAGCTGGTCTTGGGCTTGCCGGAATTCTTCTCTCTTTACAAGATATTCTTCCGTATCTTCCTCTTTTAAAGCATTCCAATCAATATTGAAACGCTCAAGACCTGCCATAGAATTAGAAATATTATAATTTAACGCTTTAGAATACTGTTCTTTCAGGGCTTGCAGTTCAGGGAGTGAGGCTTCATACTGCTGTTTGGCCTGTTCGTATTCCTTTCTTTGCTGTGCAACATCCTGAGTTTTTTTGGTGTAATCCGCTTGCCGGGAATATCCCTTCAAGAGTTCGTCGTAGGTTACCTCTATCTCCTCACCGTTTGCGGTTACGGTAAATAGGGGTTCTTCTTCTTCCTCTTGATCTTCAGCAGACTCTTCAGATTCATCTTCCTCTTCAGATTCCTCTTCAGATTCCTCTTCAAATGATTCGTCTTGAGTTTCCTCAGTAGACTCTTCTTCTTCCGTAGGTTCGGCTTCCTCCCCTTCTGGAGTTTCCTCTTCAGGATCCATCAGTGAGAGTAATGCCTCTTTTGCTTCTTCTACACTTCCACCAGTTGGTGGGGTCGGCTGCGTAGCCGGGTGCGGGGCAGTTTGCGTATCCGCCATAATTGTACTCCTTTGTTCTTTAAATAAATGGGTGTTGCTTTTCTAAAATTTTGTTCATGTTTCCAGTTTCAACTATGGACTGTATATGAGCATGAATTTTATCAAGCAGTCTCATTGCAAGCCAGATAGATTCTCTGGCCTCAACTTCTGTAGAACCGCTGTTGCTCCAACGATTCAATAAATCTTGTTTTAATACATCAAATGACTCTATAAATAGTTCGTTCTGTAATAGGCTGTTTGCCTGCCTTGCTCTTTCATCATCTGAAAAATCGCTCATGTTGCTCCTATTGCTACAGCTCTATTTTGTTCTCTTTCAAGATTAAGTTCTTGCTGCTTTAAACTTGAATCAATTTTCAATTTTTCATATTCCTGTTGTATCTTCTGCGCTTTCAGCTGAAGCTCTCCAGCCTTTATCTCTAGCTCTTTCTGCTTAATCTGAGCTTCCATCTGCATTTCCTGCTGTTTAGGATCCGGTTGCTGAGGCTGAGGAGGCATCTTAGATGGGTCGGTAAGGAAGTCGTCCACATTCTGAAAGCCCATAGCCTTAACTAATGAGGCTCCCAAATTATACATATTCTGCACATTAACAATAGGCAGGCCGCCTTGCATAGCTTGAGAGGCAAACTGTAACATCTGGGACAGGTGAGACATCTGTTGATCTTTGTCTCCACTCCCTAACGCAACGGATACGGTGCAGTCGTACTTGTCTTTCCAAACGTCAGGACGCACAGGAACCCACTCATTACGCAACATAATCATTCTTTCCTTGTCCTGATTTTTCATTAACAATTCATAAATTGTAATCATCAGGTCTTTAACGCCGGTTTCTGCAAAGTTCCTTGCGATTAACTCTACACGACTATTGGCTGCTCCCATTACCGCATTAACCGCTGTTGCTGTGGTATGTGATGTTAAAGCATTCTCATTCAGCCCTTGTGACATCCTAGACACGCCTGCCCTTGACTCTCTTACCCCATCAAGATATTCAAGCATCTGGAAGGAATAAGGCTCCAAAGGAGGAGTTGTCAAAGGCGTAATAGCATTGGGGGTTTTTACTCTAACCACACCACCCGGCCTCTGTGTAAGGAGGTCGTCTAAATTAGCGGCCCCCTCTAAAACTGCATAGCGCCCAAAGTTTTGGTTATACATATTATCCATGAGGTTCCGCATCAACGTACTCTTCATCAATTGAAGATCCATTACTAGATCAGCCATGCTCAAACCAAAGAACTTATGCGGTATCTTAACGGGCGTTATTGACACAAAAGGAACCCTGTCTATCGCTTCATTAGCAAGTACAGTTGAGCCAACCGTACAAATCTTTCTTAGCTCTGCAATTCCATCGCCATCATAATCTGTTCTTAGAAAAGATTCATGTAGCCAGAATTTACGCAGGGATTCGTCATCATATGCATCTCCCGCTCCTACTCCCCAATAGTCAGCAGACTTGTCAAACGCATAACGCTCAAGTCTTTCCGCTGAAAAAGCCATAAGATCCTCATCACTTCCGCCAAGACTTTCAGCATCCAGATTCTCATCTGGGTACATCTCTCTTAATTCAGATAAAGTTTTCTCTACCCTATGGCAAACAAACGCTGCATCCTGTATATTCTTTGCTTCTCTTGATATTAGGAATTCAGAAGGAGGAACATTCTCTATTTTTATTTTACCGTTATACTGACTTCTTTTGATAACCACATCATGCATGGGTTTTTCATATTCAACATATTCAGTATGCTCTATAACCTCAACACCTTCCTGAGTTATTAGAGCTGTAAGCTCCATCTCTTCAAGGCCCCGATACTCCTCACGTTCTTCTTCATCGTATTCATCCCACCATACTTTAACGATTCCATTCTTGCTTAAAAGAGCGTCCGTAAACCATGAGTACAGAATTTCCCAACCGGGATTATCTTTAGTGAATACGTAGTTTACGTAGTCTGTGGCTTGTTTAGCCATCTCTACATCTTCAGGGCCATGCGGTGAAAACTTAACCATATCATCGCCGGATGCAAACACTCTCATTAAGGAGGGTTTAATCCATTCAATCGTGTCCTGAACTGTAGAATCTACATACTGGGATCTACCATCAACTTCATTTCCAAATGGAAGGCCATAGTAATACTTCATAGCCATCTCTCTCTGGGTGGAGATCGTATCTCCCATGTAGCCTAAAGAATCAGTAATTTCACCCCTGATTCTAGCAACTAATTCTTCTTCAGTAATTTTCTCTTTAGCCATTAAATAATTCCATAATTCCTATATTCAACGTTGTTTGTCCATGTCGGGTCTTTACCGGCAACGGCAAATCGTTGTGATTGGAAGGCGTACCTTGTAGCTGACAACAGGTCATCTCTTATAGGAACCACCTTATTCTGTTTTCTATGATACATTCTGAACTCTTCAAGCCAGTCAGACAATGGTGAGAAAACTTTAAACTTATCATTTTCCATAGATTGTAACATAGCCATCAAACCTTCTTCTACACTGTTTGATCCTTTCTTTTCACCTAAAGCCGCCGGGTTTGAAAAATGTTCAAGAAGAAAGTTACATCCTAAATTTCTGTATTGGTCAGCCAATCCCGGATTTCCCATGCTATCCCTGCGATTTCCGTCATGCGGGTAGGCTATGGGAACAAAATGCGGTCTTGACCTTATAATCTCAGCGTGTACAGCAGGTGATGCTTTTGACGCTCTATAACAATCGTATATATAAAATGTGTCTGTATCTCTATCTATAGCACACCAGACAACTGCTGTTGGGTGATCCCACCCAAAATCAATAGCCGCGATTCTAGGCCAATGATCCTCTATATGAATAGGGTCTACTAATATTTTGTCTTCACTTAACGGGAAGACCAATCCTGAACCAATTGAAGGTCGTCCGTATCTTCTCATTTCCCTCTCATGTGGGGAATAAGAAGATAATATCTGATCCATCACAGCTTCAGATAAGTGTCCTCTCTCTCCTTTCATGGACATTATTTTCTCAGAAGCATCATCCCATGTGGCGTTTGTTAGGGATTGTCCAGATTGAAGACGGTTCATAAATGAAGCTACCGTTTCCGTCATTCCATTTTCTGGAGTGAAGGTCATGTAAACCATCCCTCTGCGGTCAAGTGTCCTAGTCACAGCCTGAGAGTACAGCTCTCTGCTTGGTTCCTCATCTAACCATACACAGTCTACACTACGACCCTGCCACTTGTCAACCCCCATTTCATAGGCTTTAAAGAATAAAGAAGAGTTCCCACCGGATACATGTTTAATAAGTGCCATGCTCTTAGCATTTGGAACGCCCGGTTTTCTTTCTGTTTTTATAATACAGCTTCTTGGTATAGCGCCAGAACCAAATGCCTCTGGGTCATCGGGGGAACCCAATAATTCAAATTGTACAATATCTCTGGTGGTTTCATTTGATACACCACCTGCCCACGCTACTATAGGTTGTTCAAACCTTCTACCGTTCCACCATTTAGGATAAAGCCCTGTAACGTGATAGGCCATTTCAGCCGCACCACAGTAACTCTTCCCTATGCGATTAGCCGCCATGAGAAGCCTCTGGTTGGCCTCTGAGCCGGTTTCATGGAAGTTTAACTGGTAGGGGTAGGGGTCATAGAAATCAACCTTGTTATAGCGCTTTCTTGCGCTTATCTCCCTAACGATTTCTAGAGCTTTTTCTAGATCCTTCCTTGTAGCCGGAGGCGTGGATTGCGGCCGCTTGGCGCTCAGCGCCCTTTCTACTTGCATAGCATTTTCCAGATTTTCCGTATTTCCATCCTTTCTTTCCGCTCTTGAGTGAACAGCGTTGAATAGGCATTTCTATTTATTTCTTAACCTTCTCCACTCAGCTTCTATTTTCTCAGCGGCTTTATCCTTACCAAAGGTTCTTAAAGTTTGAGATTTATAAAGTTTCCAAGCCTTACCAAGAGCGCCCGCACCATTATCTGAGGGGGCCGCCTTATGTGTGCGTTTTTTCTTTTTTGTTAATCCGGGCATATCTATTCTCCTAGTTCAATGCTTCAGGTATACTTATTACGTTTGAAGACCCCATAATTGCATCAAGTTCTCTTTGAAGATCGTCAGTGGAGGCTTGTTCTACGTGGGATATTTCCTGCTGTATCTTCTCAGGGGCTTTATAACCTGCCCGATCCAACACATCTTTAATAGCGCCTAACTTCACAGACTCAGACTCAGCATTATTTACCAAGTTTTCCAGTTGGGATAACGCACCGGGTACACAATCCTGAATCATCTTCTTTTGTCGTTCTGCTATCTCAAAGCCAAACTGCTTCTTCAGATCGTAGCCACGCTGTTTAGGTGAGCTATACCCTGCGGTTTCTGCGGCTTTAGACGCATTGCCGGTTAAGCAGTATTGCTCAATAAAAGTTTCTTGTTTGTTCGTTCTCATCTTCTTGTGATAATAATCCTACTACTGATCCTCTTTTTGCCCCCCACTTTGTGGGGGTCGTTACCATACCCAACCTTCTCTTCTTGAGAAACTCAGGACTCATGGGGTCATCAAATGTCTGTTCTCTAACCTTATCAGCCATATGCCTCAACCCAATAGGGTCTCTCTTAGTACCCTCCCCTAAAGGTGTAGTTTGATGAACTTTAGGTGCATAACCTTCCCACCTTTCACCCCCGGCCTTTACTTGTTCATCCCAAAAAGTCTTAGCCATTGGATGTACATCTATATATATTCTATTGGTATCAGACCCGGCATCTAAGATGCTTTCTAATATAGGAACACCTGACCCTTGCTTCATCTGGTCATATAAAACGTAATAGCCCAGATTGGGATCCTTCTTATTTATTATCATTCTTATCGGTATAGTGGCCAATAAAGTGTCATCAGATAATGACCACTGACTTATAGAAATCCAATCGCCATCATCCACTATACTTTTATTTAAATACTCTATATCAAATCTATCCTTTGGACTTTTTATTAATTTGTTTTGATTTTTAAAATGATCTATAACAGACTTTTTGGTTATAGGCTTCTCTTTCTTTCCTTGTCGCCGGAGGCGGGCATTGAGGAGGTTATTCTCTTGAACAAACTTCTTCAAACCTCCAGCGTATGGGGCATTAGTTTTATGAGATAGTTTAATCTTTCTACCGTTCCTAACAATAGTTCTACCTATAAACCCCGCTTGAGGTAAACCAGTTCCAACTTTAGGTTTAGATAATGCATCTGCGGCGCTTTGGACAAAAAACGGCTTTGTGCTAATATGAACGTTATTTCCACTCAACCTCATATCAGATGCAATTTTAGATCCAATATGGTTGCGTACCACATCATCATCTATATTCCTTCCAATTAAATCTTTTATAATGGAAGTATCATTTTTCAGTTTATTTATTGTAGTTTTCTTGTGTTTTGGAGTTAGATATTGATCCAATTCACCTGAAGCTAAACGCTCTATTCTTGGATCTCCGGGTTTATATTTTTCAAGAACTGATCGGTTGTAGGCTATCTGTGCATGGTACTGATTATTAGCATCATCCAAGACCTGCTTTACCGTCATTGGTTTAGATTTAGAACCTTCACCTTTCCAAACGTATTCTCCCATCTCATCTAAATAGGGTGCTGCGGATTTATCCCCATACACTTTGTTTGCTATTGTCTTTCCACTACTTTTAGCAGTTTTTGCTTGTTCAGAAGCCCTATCAATTACCCTACCCAATCTCTCAAGCTCTTGATAAACATTAGCGGTTATCCCATAATGGGATCTTAGCCATGCATCCTGATTGTTAGACATTTTTCTTACGGCATTCCATCCGGCTGTTTCAGCCATTGCTTTTAGATGTCCAAACTTTGGAAAAGTCTTTGGTATTGTCTTATTTAATACGGGGAGTTTATAATCTTTTCCGTCCTTTTGTATTTTTTTACCAGCACTATACCAACCTCCTGACCCCTTTTTATAATCGCCAGCTCTCAACCATGATGGCGTAAGATCTTGAACCATACCAGCCGGTAATCCTGCCAGTTGTTTTCTGGTAATCA